CTGTTAGTGTTTATGGTGAGCAGATTGCCATTAAAGATGGTGCAGTGGTAACTAGGTTGCCTAGCAAAACAGGTTACTCCAGAAGAGATGGTGTTACTACTCAGACACTTCTAGAACATTACAAAAGAGTTACAGGCTCTAAACTTATTAACTTCCACATTGTGGATGGTAAAAGAGGTGAGTTCCACAATGAATGGCAAAGTGATAGATGGATGGACGGAAAAGACACCAACCATTACGAGTCCAGTTCATGGCTTGATACTGTATGGAAAGATGTTCTTAAGAACAAGTTCACAGTAACCACTCCTAAGTTTGGATACTATGCTAGGTTCCTACTTAAAGGACAAAAAGATCTTAATGTTGGCACAGAAGAGTTGACGGTTAAGTCTAATAAGAAAGGTGACTTACTTAGAGGGTTCAGAAACTTCAACAAAAACAAGAAGACTTCTAGAACATTCCTTAACCAGATCATAGAGTTAGTGGCTTAGATGATAGAACTACTACAAAACGGCTCTACTAGCACCCCTCTAAGGGGTTTTAGTACCCTAGGGTATACTAGGACATACCCTAGAATAGCCCCTGCCATAGACCCTAAAAAGATTTCAAAAGAATGTAATAAAATGCTTGACTCTTGGTTCGCCAGAGTGCATAATACATGTATATTAAATAATAAAAGTGAGGACTTATATAATGAAAGCAATAGATAGAGAGACATTAATCTCAGAACTTCAAAGCCAGGACAATGGCACTGGAGTATTTACCCGTAAACAAATCATAGAGACAGCATCAGGCTTAGGCTTTGGCTTCCCAGCATGGTTAGTTAACGGTATGCCAGAAGTCAAAGTTGACAGAGGCGTTTATAATTTAACCAGCATGTTTGGTGGTAGCGTTGCAGAGGCACAGCCCATTGCACAATCCCAACAAGCTCCTTTGGCTGTGGTAGAAACCCAGGCTCCAAGGACTCTTGTTCAAGCTAAACTAGCTGTAGAAGTAGACGATCTTATCCCAGGAAAAGACGCTACATTCGTACCATTTGGTTTTTACAAGGACTTAAAAACAGTCCTTAGTACTAGCATGTTCTACCCAATATTCATATCAGGCCTAAGTGGCAATGGTAAGACTACAATGGTTGAACAGGTTTGTGCTAACTTAAAGCGTGAAGCGATAAGAGTAAATATCAGTATTGAAACCGACGAGGATGATTTAATCGGTGGAAATACTTTAGTTGACGGTAACGTCGTCTACCGAGAAGGGCCCGTCCTCACCGCGATGAAGCGGGGCGCTGTTCTTATTCTTGATGAAGTCGATAGGGGTTCAAACAAGTTGATGTGCTTACAAGCCATCCTTGAGGGGAAGCCTTATTTCAACAAGAAGACAGGCGAAACCGTAACTCCTGCTCCCGGCTTTAACTTAGTGGCTACGGCCAATACTAAGGGTCGAGGTTCAGATGATGGCAAATTTATTTCTGCCAACATACTTGACGAGGCATTCCTAGAAAGGTTCGCTATTACCGTGGAGCAGGAGTACCCTACTATGGCTACCGAGAAAAAGATTGTGATTAAGAAGATGGAAAAAGTCAACAATGTTGACGAAGACTTCGCGACACACCTTGTTACTTGGAGTGATGTAATTCGTAAAACATATTACGAAGGTGCCATCGACGAGTTAATTAGTACTCGTAGATTGGAGCACATTGTTAACGCATTTGCGGTGTTTAAAGACAAGCAAAAGGCTGTTCAACTTTGTGTTAACAGGTTCGACGAAGACACCAAAGAGGCATTCATAGATTTGTATGCCAAGGTTGACCCTTCAGTAGAGTTAGCTGAAGAAGGAACAGAAACTGAACAGGAGATACATAGCGATGGCGAAAGCTAAAGAACCGGAGTATAAGTTCAACGAGGGAGCTCTCATTAGAGAGCTCCAATCGTATATCGACAACACTTATACAGGACATTATAGTCGAAACAAATTCCAGTCTACGGAATTCATTAGTGATTGTGGACATGGCATAGGATTTGCCATAGGAAACATTTTAAAATACGCACAACGCTACGGCAGAAAAGGTTCTGCTGAGGACCATAGAAAGGATCTAATGAAGGTGTTGCATTATGCTATTATTGCGCTCAACGAACATAATTCTACCGTTAAGCACTATCTAGACGATTAAACTCTTATAAATAAGAATGTTAACATAACAATAATTTAGGAATCAAAAATGGCATCTACAATAACATCAGTATACACCAGGACATCTACAGATAACGATTTTCCAAATATATCAGATCATAATTCAACATTTGATACTTGGAGACGTCAGTATTTCACAGACAACGGTGTAGATATTGCGTTCTCGCTTTCATCAGATCAACTCACATTAACAGTAGTTATTGAGCATGATAATGATGCATCTTTTGAGAGTTATAAGACAGCTAGAAACGCTCACGATAATATTACGCCAGCGCATTTAATACTTGGATTGCAAACGCTACAAGCGGAGACATTGGTCTTACTGTAACCTGGGTCAACGATGCAGGCGCTAGTTCGCAACTCTGGCCAGAGTAATTAGGCAAAACGGTCCTATGGACCATTGACATTTAGTATGAAAGAACCTATAATACACTTATAGGTTTTAAATTTGGAGAATATTATGAAACTAAGCAAAGATACTCTTGATACCCTCAAGAATTTCGCTACAATAAATACGAACATTCTAGTTCGTGAAGGAAATACACTTTCGACAATTAGTACAGGCAAGAACATTTTTGCTCGTGCTGAGATTAAAGAGGCATTTCCTAAAGAGTTTGCTGTTTATGACTTGAACAGTTTACTATCCCTTCTTACAGTTATGGAAGACACTGATGTAGACTTTGGTGACGAAAGTCTCAGAGTTACAAAAGGTAATTCCGTATTTGAATATTTTTACGCAGACCCTAACATTATTGTTAGTGCTCCTGATAAAAGTATTGAAGTTGACAACTACTTCCAGTTCGACTTATCTAAAGACGACATTGACATGATAATGAAGGCAGCAGCTATTACAGCAGCTCCTATGTTAAGCGTGGTTGGTGATGGTAGTCAAGTGGCAATTACTGTAGGAGACCCTGCTACACCTAAGTCTAATTCCTTTAGACAGGTAATAGGACAAACAGATAAAACATTTAATGCTAAGTTAGCAGTGGAGAACTTTAAAGTTATCCCAGCTGCTTATAGTGTTATCTTATCTGTTAAGAAGTTTATGTTCTTAGAAAGTAGTAAGGGTGATGTTAAATACTGGTTGGCGCTTGAGCGTTCATCAGAAATTGGAGAATAATATGGACGAGAGTAAGTTAGAAGTAACTATCCGTGAGGCCCAGAACGGCTGGGTAGTAGAACTAAACCGAGAAGGTGAGACAATGGAATACATTTTCACAAGACCTAACCCTGCTATTAACTTAGTAAGAAAGGTAATGAAAGGTGAATTAGATCCTTTTGTAGGAGAAGATGAATGAGCGTCTTAACAAACAAGGTACCTGAGTTTAAATTATCGAGACAGGTAACAAAAACAGATGGCGAAACTGTATGGGTTGATCTAAATAGAGAAACTTTATTCGACGATAAGAGAGTAGTAATATTTGGACTGCCAGGAGCTTTTACTCCTACATGTTCTAATCAACAACTACCTGGGTTCGAGGAATTGTATTCTAAGTTTAGAGATGCTGGTATTGATGACATATACTGCTTTACTGTTAATGATGGCTTTGTAACTAGAGCCTGGCAAGAAGAGCAAGGTATTGTTAATGTAAAAATTATTCCAGACGGTAGTGCAGAGTTTACTATTAAAATGAATATGGATGTAAGAAAAGATAATTTGTCTTTTGGAATTAGATCCTGGAGATACGCAGCAATCGTTGAGTGTGGAGAAGTTATTCAGGACTTTGTTGAACCTGGCTTCCAAGACAATGCAGAAGGAGATCCTTACGGTGTAAGTGATCCTCAAAATGTTTTAGACAATGTTATTGCACATGGATGGGGCTCAGTTAACGAAGACGAAGGTAAGCACATAGAATTAGAACTCTCAGATACGACAGATGTTAAGGAGAAATTCTCGTAGACCTTTTTACCCTCGGAAAATGTGGCCGGCATTTTGGAGCAAAAAAAGTTCGCCACAAAATATATTATGATTAGGAGTGATTATGGAACCAGCACAATTTTTATGGGTCGAGAAATATAGACCTAAAGTGATACAAGATTGTATCCTTCCAGATAGTGTTAAAAAACAATTTACACAATTTATAGCTAAGGGAGAAGTCCCTAACTTATTATTGAGTGGCACAGCAGGTACAGGTAAAACTACTATTGCTCGCGCTTTATGTAATGAGCTAGATTGTGATTACATCATTATTAATGGTAGTGATGAAGGTAGGCAGATAGATACCCTTAGGACTAAGATTAGACAATTTGCCTCAGCTGTCTCATTTGAGGGTAAGACTAAGGTCGTTATTCTTGATGAGGCTGACTATATGAACAGAGAGAGTGTACAACCTGCACTTAGAGGGTTCATAGAACAGTTTGCTGAGAACTGTAGGTTTATATTTACATGTAACTATGCTAACAAGCTAATAGAACCCTTACACAGCAGGACTACGGTTATAGACTTTAAACTAGCACCCTCAG